ACGGTCGGAACGCATGACAGCGAAAGTGGCATCCCGCTGCCAGCGTTCCTTTTTGTTGCAGACCGGAGGGTTAGCCGCCTCTGCGCGGTGTTTCTCCACTCGCTTGTTGATGTAATCCTGGGCCTGTCCGACACTCCACATCGGGAGCGGCATGACATGGACAGCGCACTTGGGGTAGTCAGGCTTCCGGCTGAACCGTGCCTCTCGCGCTTTCCAATCTTTCAAAATGGCGATGTTAATGAGGCTCACCGGATGATGAACGGCTTGACGCATCAGGTAGAGATTGATGTTGGCCTGTTGCTCCCATTCCTCGGTGTCGCCCATCATGAATTTCCAGACCGAAGTTTCCTTCCAGTCGTAAAGGATGCGGTCTTGCTTGTCGTAAAGGTCGATCTTGCCGCTGATGATTGCGCCAGTCCCTGGCAGCGTGGCTTGAAAGCGTTCTTCCACGATGTAACGGGCGGGGTTGGTCTTGGCGATGCGCTCTAGGACAACGTGCTTCGTCTGCCCTTGGAAACGCCATACGCGCTCAGAGGCATCCTCTGTCATTTCAGCGTCGTATTTGCGGCTGTACGCAACAATGCGACTGGGCTTGATTAGCTCAGTCGCAGTGTACTCGGCGGTTCCGCGTTCATAATCGTCGCTGCTGACAGCAGCAACAAAGGGTTCGGGTAGGTTAAAACGATTCGTAAGTTTCATCGGGGTGTTCTGTTTGTGTTTTGCTCCACTGAATCAGTTGGAGGATTGGCATGTTAAGGAAGCCATGCTGGTCGGGGTGATGGTTGATGTAGTCAGCAAACAATTCATCCAGAGCAGCGTGTAATTCCTCATGTCGCGCTTTGTGCGCTTCGGGTTTTAGTTTCAAAAAAATAGGAGGCAGGGAAGAATCACCGCTCGCTACCCATCACGGATTTCACCAGGTTCTGTTCCATGGAACGCCTTGCTTGCCGTGCCTTAGCCTCGTCCGTGTTCTTCCCCACCATAAGGGTTAATGGTTTTCTTCGACGTATGCCTCGGCAATTTCCTCGGAGACCGTAGCGGGCATTTTCCCGTAGGTGTCTTCAGAGATATGCTTGTGGCTGTGCAGCCACTCGATGGCAAAGTCGACTATGTCTTTGATTTCATTCTCGTTCATGAGAGTTTTTCAAATTCCTTTCGCAGTTTGCCTATGGAGCTATTCAATTCGTTGAGGAATACCCCAAAGGCATCCACGGCGGCAACCAGCTTGGCGGGGTCACTCATAGCGGCCACACGCTCTTTGTTGCGCCAGTAGGCTTCGGTGTCTTCGATAATTCCCTTTACGAAGGGATTATCACCAGGGGTCTTTTTTAACCCCGGGGTTTCCGGTGTCGGGTTCATCTGTTTTGGGTTTCTTTGCTGCTCCGTCTTTAGGTGCGAAGTATTTACCGTTGCCGAGAATCGGCATCTTCTCTGCCTTCTCGCCTTTTTGCTTCACAAGGTAGTCCCCGTAATCGGAGTCAGGTGTCTCGAAAAGCACAAGGTCAAGATAGCGGCCCTTTTTTCCTTCAAAGAATCGGGCCTTGTCGATCTTGTCGACGTTTACATTTATTGATATTGGCATTGTTATTCTGTTGGTTGTGAAAGGTACTCTTTCGTTGTGGTTGGTTTGGTTGCTCTGCTCTTTCGCTCCCTCTTGGGTTTGAAATCAGCAAATTCTTTCAGATTCCGGAAGACGATGATTTTGGGAGCATCAGCGGAGCTGACCTTGCCATCCTCGGTGTCTTCGGGAACCAGCAGCCAGCCGTTGCTGACTCGCCATAATTGGTGTTTGATTCTCATATTAAAATACTAAGCGGGTTGGAACCATCCGTCAAGGGATAAATTCAATTTCCCAACGATTATTTCTGATCTGCCTGACCTTCGGTTGGACGGAGGAAATGATGACCGTCCACTTTGGGGTCAGCGCGGGTTTGCTGGTCGGATTGTGACAGTTTAATTGCAGCCACGGCAAGTCGCCCTGCGCCAGCATGAAACCACTGCGTAACATCAGCGCGATGAACAGGCATCCGAGTGAAGTCTTAAGCGCGTTCATACCTGTTGCAGCGTAGTCCGGACTCGTCCGGTGACATGACGGAAGTGCTTCGGGCCTTTGCCTGTGTGCGCTCCGCTAGGGCCGGACTCACGGGGTACTCCGAGACGGGCACTTGGCGATGGCCGGACAAGCAGGTATTCCCCTGCGTCATATCCAGCACCACGGTCAAAGGAAGTAATCTCCCTGCCGATTGACCCCGGAAGTTTGAACCTGTAGGCGGTATTGCCCTTGATGATGTATGCCGTTGTGAGGCCAATGATTACTCCATCGGCCTTGAAGCTGCGCTGGCAGCATACCGCCAAGGCACAGGTTTTGTGGTTCTTGATGTTGCTCTTGGCGACATCTTCAGTGGTGACGTTGACCACCATCTGTTTGTCAGCGTCCACCACCTTGGCGACTTGCCCGAAGAATGAGTTAATCATCTTCAGGACTCTCTGGTTGGTTTGTTTGGTTTTTTTCATAGGTGTTTTTCTAGGTTGTTTCCGCAATGGGGGCAGAATCGGATTGTGCTAGTTACTTTGTCCGGGGTAACTGTCTCCCCTGGTTTCGGGTAAACGATCTGAATGCGTTGTTTGCTCAAGGCTTTCTTCCTCATGGTGGCCTGGAATTTCGCCATGCGCTCCGGTGTCCATTTGTTTCGGTCAACGGTGTCCTTGGGGTAGCCTCTGCTGTCCTTTCCCTGCGTCTTGTATCGCGCGCGAAGTTTCTGCTGGTATGCCCTGCGCCGTGCCAGTCTTTGCTTTTCCAGAATGCTGGTGTCCCAATTATGGCTCTTGGACTGTTTCCATTTGTAGCCAGTGTTTTGGGTGTGAACCCTCATGTTGTGCATGGTGAGTCCGGCCTTGCTGGTGAAACGCTTCGGGCATTTCGGGCACTTGAAAGGCATGGCCTCGATGACTGCCTCTCTGGTTATTTGAGTGACTGCGTCGTTGTTGTCGGTGTTCATAGGTTGTCGGTGTTGTTGATTTGGGTGTCTGTGGGGTCAATGATTAAGTCGGGGTCACCATAGGAAACGTGGGTTTCCGATGCTTCCTCGTCGTCAATCAAGACCGCCATGTTCAGGTTGTCTGCCAGTCGGTAGAGTTTGCCCTTGTAGAGTGCCTTCATTGGTCGTCCCGCTCCCGCTTCGCGTACCCCGATGCCCGGGGTAAAAAGCAGGGCTGATCTTCGGACAGGCCGTTGATGTCATGAATGAGGGTGGATAGAACGATGTTACTGTTCCAAGTCCCCTTGCCGCTGTTGGCGACACGGATAAAGGCTGCCGCATCCTTAAGGAAGTCGGTCAGCCTCTTGTTTTCCTCTCGCATCTTTGGCAATTCTTCTGCCAGTTTCTGATGATGGCCTTCGGATTGTGCTAGTTTGGCAATCAGAGCATCCCGCTCCAGTACCAGGTTTGCCGCGTCTCCGGGCCGCATCAGGTTAGTGGTGCGCTCATTGCATAGGGCGCACACTTTGTTATCGGTGTTTTCGTTTGGGTTCATAGTGTGTTTTGTTTTGGTAGTTTCTTGTCTTTGATCGGGGGAAACACGGTTTGAAATGGTGTAGGCTTGACGCGCTCTTTGCGCTTCGCTCTCCTGCGTCCCGCCGATTGCGCCAGTGTCCTGACTGTTCGGATGCGTAGCTGCTCCATGGTTCACGTTTGCCTCTGTAGCCAGTCGACTAACTGAGGGATGATCGCCTTTGGGAATTGAATGGCGCAGTTACCCACACCACGCTTGCCAATCGGTGAAAACATCACGTTGGTATTGACTGTCATTGCTTCCAGTCCGTAGCCCGTGAATGTCCCGTTGCGTCCAGTCCAGAGCGGTTGCCCTGACATGGCGATAAGGTCTGTCGGGTCTGGTTTCGGAAACGTGATCTTGATAGACCCGTTCGCGCTGTAAGAGGGGGTGGGAGACGCTGGCGACTTCGCCACTTCAGTCGTCGCATCTTTGGACGTCTCTGGCGTCTCCCGTGATGGTTTGCCAGCATGGGCAATGGCAGCATCCATAATAGCTTTCGCGCATTCATCGACGGTAGGAAGTCCGGTCTTGTGCGCTTTCTTGCTTACCACGGTGGGCAAATAAGAGGCAGAGTGAGGGTCTCCAGTACCCGAGTGAGTAGGTACTGGAGATTTCTCACTCTCTGCCTTTGCAGCGTTGGGCGCAGCCTTAGCAGTTGCCACGCTGTCCGGCGAGACTTTAATGGCGGGTGCTCCGCCATGTACAAAGGGTGTTTCAGTGGGACGACGCACTTCGGCGTAACTGGTAAACATGACCTGCAAGCCACAGTCATTCTCTGGCACAGGCTTCCATTTCCCGTTGTCGCGGTACTCGTCCCCTTTCTGTAAAATTCTGTTCGGTGTTAATGTATTCATGATGTTAATAGTGAGTCTGAGGGGTCTTTGTAGTCGGGATGCGTCAGCATTGCTTCCCGTAGGTTCAGTGTCCCGCCATTCGGGCCGCATTTGCCGTTGATATAATCCAGCCAGCGTTCCCCTTTGAAGTCGGGGTTCTGCGTGGCAAGGAAATTCGCCAGCGCAAAAATGGCGGCGTCATCGAACATGAGAGGGAGCGTTGCCGCTTCCCTCTTGCTGTTCTCATGGCGAATCATGTCAGCCATGGCGATAAAGTGTTTCTTAGTCATGCTTCATTATACCATGCGGGTTGGGAGTGTCAACAGTTTTCCGCTGACACCATTCGGGACGTCTTGCCGCTCCAATGATGGAGTACTTCTTTCCCGTTTCCCTCTCGCGCATGATGATTGCGATGCGTTGCTTGAAGTCTGCGACGGTTTCCTGTGGCTTATTCATCTGCTGCTGCCTCTTTCAACGCGGAGTAATTCTTGAGGGAAAACATGTAGTCATCCCTGTCGAGTCCCGTTGCCAGTTGGGCGTTGGGGTCAAACATGTTGTAAAGACCCTCGGCCCTGACTGCCTCGTACTCCTTCCAGTTTGCGATTTGTCGTTTGGTGAATTTCTGTGTCGGTGTTTTCATTGTGATTCCTTTGCTACTTTCCAGACTCGCGTCTGTGGTTTGTCGTTTCCTCGCGTCACGGCCTTGAATCCAAGTCGGATGATGGCGTTACGCATGTTCATTGCCTCGATGCGGCCATTGACCAGCACCGAGTCTCCCGCTTCCATGGCCCGTGCCGTGGCAACCCACTTGTTGCCAGAGCGGCCAACCGGAATTGGGATTCCTTTCTCGATCTTCAGTGTCCCGTTGTTCATTGAGTAACGGTGACAGGGTAAGCGCGAGTCAGGGACTCGGCGGTTTTCTCACTGATGGAGTCCCCCACACGAATGGTGGGGTTTTCCCATACTGTGATTGCTCCCTTAAGTTTGGTGACGATATAGTCGCCAGAGCTTAATGCAGAGTTTGATCGCTTGAGTGTTATCTGAATCGGTGATTTCATATACTAGGAATATAAGTATCCCTAGCGACTTGGCAAGTAAGTTTTTTAGTTTATTTTTCAGGGTGCTTCGGTACTGGGATGCGACTTCTCCACCGCGCAATGGCGGCTTCCTTGTTGAGTCTTGGTCTGTCGGGGTGTTGAGCGGATTTCTTCCCGCCTTTGCTTCCGATCTTTCGTAAATAATCCTTGATTGATGGGGTTGTGTTCATATGTTGCGAACCAGTTTCGCACTTTTTGTGATTGCTGTCAATAATGACCTCCGATTGTGCTAGTACGGTTCGGCCCGCACGGGGCGGGGGCGGCGCGGGATCGGCGGGCGGCCCAGCTCCGGCAGCAGCTCCGAGCTTCCGGAAGTCCGGACAAACTGGCGCAGGTTCTTGTTGGTGCTTGTTCATGTTGTCTCTATTCATTGAAGCAAGTATCATGCCAACCGGCATGGAAAGCAAGCGAAAGTTTCGGAAAGTTTGCCAGTGGGGGGACTATAGGGGGGAACCTTGATTAGCACAAAAATAAATCGAAATAACATTTGCATCCCTAGCCGGTTGGCTATACAGTAAGGCAACGATGAACACAAAACTAATAGGCCACGAAAAGGTGGCAATTTCAGATTGGCCGAGAGTGCTTGAAATTCTCAATGCGCTCCGGAATCCACCGCGTCGTTGGCTCTTGTTCGGCAAACCCGGTACAGGAAAAACGACAGCGGCTTGCTCATTCTCTCCGGAGTATGAGCGAGTGACCTTGAATCAGTCGCAGTTTGCAGACGCTCTCTTTGGCAAGTTTTTGCTGAGAGACGGCAGCACTCACTGGGCTAATGCTTGCGCCACGAAAGCGGCGTTAAAGGGATGCCCGTTGGTGCTGGATGAAATCCACAAAGCGGGGGGTGAGTTAGACGCTCCACTCCAATCCGTTCTGGACGATCAGGCGATTTGCAAACTCAACTTGGACAATGGCGAAACCGTCACACCGTCCGAGGGGTATCGCGTAATCGCTACAATGAACGGTTCTCCCGATCAACTCGCGGAAGCTGTGCTGGATCGGTTCGACATTGTTCTACGATGCGACACGCCACACGCCGGAATCCTGCGGCGTCTGTCTCCTGAGGGAGCGGCATTCATTCTCAATAAAATGAGCAATGAGCCGAATACAGACGAATGGACACCGACAATCACGCCGCGCCGAATGCTCTCTTTTGAGCACCTGAAGCGCGAGGGTGTTAGTCCGGAATTGTCTGCCGAATTGGTCTTTGGCGAGGGGCAAGGAAAAACGGTGCTTATGTCGATGGTCGACGCTGCACGAAACGGAATCAAAGCCTAAATGACACGAACACGAAAACTGGATAAAGAGCCGACGCTCGCGGAAATGGCCGAAGTCTTAAAAGACAAATCCACTCCGAGAGTCACGCTAATTCCAAGCACAAAACATACGTGCATTGACGCTTTGATTGACGTTGAAGATGACGCTTCATGGCTAGAGGCAATGGAAAGCAAAAAGGATTGTCCCGCGTGTGCTATCCGCTACGGAGCGGAAGCAATCGCGGCGATGATCGAACAAGCAAGGAAATAATTATGAGAAAACCTAGTAGAAAAACAGTACGCGATGCAATCCGAGCGAGTGTGCCGCAAGGCAAACTCAAACGGGCCAAAATCGTGCTCGCTGACAAGGCGCAATTACAAGGCGCGCAAATCGGCGGCTTCACAGAGTACGACCGCGCAAGCGGTGGGACTGTGATAAAAATCGGTGCTCCGGATGGAGACGATGCAAAGGGCATCACAATCCGAGGGCATGAGACGCGACACGCAACGCGGCACGGTAATCGGCGCAAAAAGCCGATGACCGAGAACGAAGCAATCGCGTCACAGATCGTGGACGATGTAAACATCGAATGCACACCGCTCCCGAAACTCGCTGTTGAAAGCCTGAGGGGCTACAAGCGAGCACACTTGGCGGTTGCCATGGATGGAGCACGGACATTGACTCGCAACGCGCGAGCGGTCAAAAGCGGCAAAGCACCGGACACGGTTGCGCTTCGCAATGGCCAATTACTCAACGCGGTGCGAACAACGGCCATGCTTCACAGCTACGGTCAAGGGGGCGACGAGGGATTTGTTCGGGAGCGTGGATACGCGGCGGTCAAAAAGGCGGTGGGGGATAAAACCTTTGGCGCATTGGCAACCGTTATCTCGCTGGCGAAAAACTCTCGCCAAAGGGCAAGGGCAATTTCGGTTTTGACTGCGCTCATGGAAACTCAGGAATCCCCTGAGAATGAGCACGAAGAAACGCCGGAAGTGCCTGAGGGTGATATTCTCGCTCCGGTCACTAGCGGGGACGCTATAGACGGTCATATGTCCATTCGGGACTTGAGGCCCAAAACCGTCCCTTGTGACAAAGAGAAGTCAATCACGCGGAAGCATGCGCCCAACGGGGTAATCATTAACCCGAACCGGTTCTTGACCGCGATCATTCAAGGCGATGCCAATGGACTTTTCCAAAGGCGCGTCAGGTCAAAGCCAGGGGGTTGCGTTGTGATTGATGCCAGCGGCTCGATGGGTGCGAGCAAGGAAAATCTTTCCGCGCTTTGCGCCTTAGTGCCTACGGCAACAGTCGCCTATTACAGTGGCGGCAACGCCAATGGGTATGGGACGCTGACCCGTTACGCGGTTGAGGGCAAACGCTACAATGGCGAATTGCCCGTGGAAACGCTGATGGGCGGCAACGCGGTAGACCTGCCAGCGGTCAAGTGGCTCATGAGGCATCCGAAACCTTGGGTGCTGGTGAGTGACTTGGAATTTTGCGGCGGGGTGGTGGGTTCCGAGATTGTGGCACACGCCATGGTCGAGCGAGCGGTTGCTCGCGGGGACTTGACCGTTTACCGCTCCCTCGATGCAGCCTACGAGGCATTCGGGGGCAAGGGTGATCTTGGGGACGCGGAACGCGCCAAGTATCGCAAAGAGCGATCAGCGGCGGTTGCCGCTCGCGCCAAGAGACGCGCCGAACGGGGCGAACCCAACCCGTTAGATTAAAGGGTGTTCATCACCGCGCTTCACTGGCAACAGTGGGGCGAATGATGAATACAAAAACTAGATACAGCACAAAGTACGCAGTCCGATTCTGGACGGTGGACGAAAAGGGCGTTGAGACGCCAGACAGTGTCATCATGGACAATCTCACCGAAGCAATGCGCTTTGTCCGTGACTTGTGGCCCGATGCCATGCTTCACGGTGAAGCCGATGCAATCACGGCCATGGATGAGCGCGGGAAAGCGGTTGCCGTTGTCCGGAATTTTCCGGAGCGCAATCCCTCGCCAGTCGAGCGGGACATTGAGCATGCAGTCAAACGGGACGAGCATATCAAGGCGTTAATCAGCGAGAACAACCGCATGACTGCGGAATTGGAAGCGATCAACAAGCGCAACGAAGCAACGAAGCGCGAGATTGAACGCGCCAAACTCGAAATGCTTGGCAAGGGGACATTGATTGACGAACTCATTCGATGGACTGACACGGCAAAGGCCGAACGCGCCAAGGTGACAGAATTGGAAGATGAACTCAACGCGGTCTTGATTGATCTGGACAAATGGAAAGCCGAAGCAAGGCGCGAGTCATGAGATACACGCTCGATGCCAGAGGCGACGTCAAGCAAGTGCTCGACAAGCTGGAATACAAAGCGGCGTTGGACTTGGCGTTAATCCATATCAGATTGAGGGACGCAATGGACATCTACCGAGAGGCCAAAGACATGCGAACCGAACGCGACAGCGTTTAGACTTTGCAAACGGGTAGGCCGACCGATAACTGGCCTTGGGGATGACGCTCAACCGGCGCGTGAAACTCCGAGAGTAAAACCAATAAGTCCGGTCGACCTGAGCATGTCGTTAAAACAGGCTCACGCTTTAAGAGTGGGGCAACTTGGTAGTGACGTTGCGCGCAAAGCGGGTTCGATTCCCGTCCCCACTCGCCCGAACAAAGGAAACAACGCGGTGTAGGTCGAGAGGCCGAACCGAAACAATCAACAGAAGGAAGCAAAGCCCGAAGGGATAACACCTTTCGGGCTTCATGCTGTACATGTCCGGACATACATACAGTGATGATACATAGAGCGTGTCACCATGCTGGGAGTGGGGCTTCCTAGTCTTGCTTATATCATGTCCGTTGTTGCACTTATGTCCGGACATGATGCGCGAAGTCATGCAGTCATGGTGCAATGACTGAGCAGTCGAGCCGGAGGGATAGCATGCTTATATGCTGGCCGGTCAGGTCTTACCGTGGCTGCCACCCGTCCCCATGGGAAGGAATCTCTTTTCTGTTCCACGGGGGGGTAGGGGGGGCCAGTTACCCAGACAGAATTGCATAGGTGCAAACGCCCCACCAGCTCTGGAAAAAATATCAAGTGGACAAACCCGGAACCGTATCTGTCTTCCCCGGGGTTAATCCTTTCCCCCAAAAGCCCCAAAAGGGTGATTTCATGTCTAGTTTCCCCATTTCAGTCGAGTTTTATGTCTAGTTGGGAAAACCTGGTGGAGTGTTTCTGTCTAGTTTTACCCCGGGGTAACCTCTTATCTGCATTTAAGGAGCTTGTCATTGTGCAAAGTCTGGGGTAGAGACTTTGACTAATGCCCAAACCTCAGAGACCGAAGGAGGAGATTGGAGCTTTGAAGGCTTTGGTCACGGTTTACGGGCCGAGAGAAGCTGCGCGCGTTGCTGGAATTCCTTTTGGCACCGTTGCTTCGATGGCGTTCAAGTATCAGTGGAAGAAGGCTCACTTCAAGAAGCCTGAAGGCAAAAAGGACGCCTTGAGCGGGAAGGATGCCGGGGACGTTCTGGCGGAGGCATTGGAGAAGCACCGCTCTGCGAGCACCTTGAACCTCGCCAAATACGTGGATAACGCGGCTAAGAGGGCTGCCGATCATGGCGATCCTCTGGAGGTGGCGCGCAAGGTGCGTGATGTGGCTGGCGTTCACCAGATCATCTTCCCGCAGGACGAGGAAGGCGGGCTGATTGAAGGGGCGATTCTTATCGGGACGGAGAAACCGGAGCTGGATCAGGCGGAAATTGAGGCCGCCAAATGCGACACCATAGATGTACGGGCTGAAGTTCAAGACCAAAGACCAGGCGGCGATTGAGCTTTACAGCTTTGCGAACGATCCGCCGCTTGGGCTGGGGAAATACCAGCATCTCCGGAACTCCATTGACCTGATCTGGAACAAGCATGTCCCCAACACCTACATCTGGAACGACTGGAGCGAGTGGATGCAGCGCACGTTTGCTGAACATCCGTGGTGTACCGTCACCGGGCCTGCGGCAAGCTGGAAAACCACCTCGGCTGGCATCTTTGCCCTGACCAAATACTATGCCAGCCCCAGAGACACCGTTGTCATCGTCACCTCCACCACCCTTGACGGACTCAGGAGAAGGGTCTGGAAGGAAATCTCCCATTTCTGGCGTCTTAGACCACTGTTTGGCCACATGGTTCAGTCCAGAAATTGCATCCAGTATCGTAAAGGCCACGATGACGCTGGAATTTTCGGACTCGCCACCGATAAGGGTGAAATTGACAAGGCAATCGGGAAAATCATCGGTTTCCATGCGCCAAACATGGTTGTGGTCGTGGATGAGATGCCGTATACACCCGAAGCCATCGTGGAAAGCTGCGTCAACCTCGAAACCGGGGCAAAATCCTTCCAGTTTATCGGTTTAGGGAACGCCGACGACCCGCTTGACCCGCATGGGCGCATGAGCGAGCCGGAAAACGGCTGGGAGAGCGTGGATGTCGAATCTGAGAGCTGGAAAACGCGCCGGGGCGTCTGTATTCACCTCGACGGCCTCAAAAGCCCGAATATCACCGATAAAACGAAGAATTACCCCGGACTGCTGACTCAGGGCGACATTAAGACGACCATGGACGTTTACGGGGTCGATTCGCCGCAATTCTGGCAAATGCGGCGGGGATACTGGGCACCGGAAGGGATTTGCAAGACTGTCCTCTCCATGCCGATGATTACCCGCTCAAACGCCTTTGAGGACTGCTCTTTTGACCAGGAAGCTGTTCCGGTGGCCGGTCTCGACCCGGCCTTTGAAGGGGACGACCGGTGCGTGCTGCGCCTGGCCAAATGCGGGAAAGTCAACGGCAAGATGACTCTGCGCCTGGAGCGCAAGGTTTACATCAAAGTAAAAGTAAAGCCAGACGATCCTTCCCATTACCAGATCGTTCGGCAAACAAAGGAGATATGCAAGAATGAAGGAGTTACACCTTACTATTTCGGCCTCGACAGTACCGGGGAAGGTGGCGGTCTGGCTTCGATATTCCAAAGGGAATGGAGCCGGGAAATCCTATGTGTGGAATTTGGCGGAAGACCATCCCGCCATCCAGTCTCTAATACAAACCCGAAACGATGCGACGAGGAGTACGACCGCAGAGTCACAGAGCTGTGGTTCTTCTTCCGGCTCATCCTCCTCAACGAGCAAATCCGTGGACTCGACCCCGAAAGCGCGATGGAGTTCTGCCGCCGATGGTGGGCAATGAAGGGCAACTACGTGTCCCTGGAAACCAAGGACAAGATGAAGGAAAGGACAAGGCGAAGCCCGGACATTGCCGATGCAGACGTCGTGACAGCCCAGGTGGCGCACCTTCGCTGCAAGCTCACCCCTAACGACACAACCCACGGGGACGCTTCCCCCGATTCGCCATGGAAACGCTTCCTTAAGAAACGCGCCCTGGTAAGCGATTATGCAGCTCCAGCTTACTAACCCGCTGCGGGGGGATTGCCCGCCGGATGGCTACCGCTATGTCGACCCTGTATCCGGATTCGTAGCGCACGCCTGGACTTATGCCGATTGGATAGACGTCGAGAAGGCTCATCTCCTCGCAAATAACCGACAAATTCCTTCCACGCTTGAATCAGATATGCAGCATCAGCTTTGTTTGACCCTTCCGCCGGGGTTTTGTCTGTATGACGATCCCAGTCGTCCTCGTCCTTCGGTTCATCTTTCATGGGATAATGTTTCCAGCGGCCTCAAGACTTTCGCACGATGGATAGCCAAAGGATGCAAGTACGTCTCCCAGGCTGAAGCTGACCGTCGTGCCGAGATATGCTCCCGCTGTTACCTGAATGTCGGCGTTTCGGGCTGCTCCGGCTGCGGCCAGGCGGTCAAGGAAGTCATCGCTGACAAAAAAAGTAAATATGACGTCGTGCTCAAGTCCTGCGCGGTCTGTAAATGTTTCCTTGCGGCGAAAGTGCATTTTCCGATAGAGACCCTTGACACGGACAACGAAAAGATGCAAGAGATGTACCCGGGCTTCTGCTGGCTCAACAAGGAAAGCGAGAATTACCGTGGCTAAAACAATCCTGATGTACCGAATCGACATCGGATTTGACGAGGATCGAGGATACGGCGCGGCACTCTTTGACGTCGTGAACGAGCGGCAGAAGGGAATCAAGGCCAATTCCATGCAGCAGCTTACCTCCAGACTCCGCAACGTGCTTAACGAGGAGGCAGAGAAGCAAAGACGCTTTCCCATGGAGCATGAGAAGGAACCTTCCCGCATCATCACGCCCGGCAACGGCATGTAACCCATGTTAGACGCAAACCCAGGACTGGCCACTCTCGACCCGGACACTTACGAGAGGCCAGCTTCACGCCTGGGCAACGCCGGTAACGCGCGCTCGCTGGTCAATCGCCTCAAATATGAGGACGAAACCAGGATGTATCGTTACACCAAGATGCAGGGACTCATGGACGGGAACCCGCCCTGGAATTCCCAGAAGCTCGCTGATCTTGGGCAGGGACACCGGGCAAACTTCAACCTCCGCGAAAGCGAAGGCATCGTGGAAGCCGCCAAGACGCCATACTACGATCTGGTATTTGAAGTCCCTTCCTTTGCCCGGATAGAGCTGGGCATTGATGGAGCCGAGCAATATCTCCTCGACCAGTGGAACGACGTCATTTCCGAGGAATACACCGATTTACTCAACGGTTGGGACGGGTTCGATCACCAGATTCAGCTTCACCAGTGGCAGATGGTGGTAAACGGAGTTGGGCCGCTTTTCTGGCCGCATTACATCGGATGGCACTCCGAAGCCACCAAGGCCCGCAAGGTTCTCGTCCCGCAGGAAACCCGGGCAAATGTGGATGAACTGGAGATGTGCGCCGTCCTTCACTCCTATCGCGCCGATGAACTGGAGGCTTTCATCAAGAAAGGCGGAACTGACGATCCAACCGGGGACGGATGGAACATTCCGCTATGCAAACAGGCCATTGTCGATTGCGCCATGCGCGAGATGCGCCAGACCTTTGGAACCGAGAACTATGATCTTTATCAGCGTGCCATCAGAACAGGAGATTTGTTTTACGGCATCCACCGCTCAAACCGCGTCTTTGTTGCTTCTTTATTTGTTAAGGAATTTGGTGGCAAAGTCAGTCACTACATGGTGACCGACCAGAACCTGGGCCACTCAAACGAGGTCTTTGATAACAGCGACGACGAAGTCGGTTACCTGTTCAAGCGGCGTAACAAGTTCAAGTCTTTTGCCCAGGTTATCTGTCCGTTCTTCTTCGACTCCGGCCCGGATGGAACCTGGCACGCGATCAAAGGGCTGGGGCCGAAGATTTACGATTTCTGCGATGTGTCCAACCGCACTTTCTGTCAGATGCTCGATGGTTCAGTGATTGGCAGCGGCATCACTCTTGAAAGCCAGGATGCCAACGCAATGGAAGAAACTCAGATTGCTCTTGTGGGTGGTGCCGCTGTAGTTTCACCGGGATACAAAGTTGTCCAGACGCGGATAGCGGAAAGCCTGGAAGGCGCGATGGCCATGCGCCGGGAGCTGCACGGCACCCTGCAAGCCAACACCGGCAGTTATCGCCAGCGCAGCGATGAAGGCGGCGGTCAGCAGACCGAGCCGACTCTGGGACAGGCCGAGCTGGTTCAGCAGCAACAGGGCATGCTGACCAAGGGCAGCACCAACCGTTACTACAATAACCTCGACAAATGGCACCGGGAAACTCTCCGCCGGGTTCTTGATCCGGCCCAGAGCATGTCCATCCCCGGGGGAGAAGATGCCCTCAACTTCAAGATTCGGTGCGCCCAGCGCGGCGTTCCTCCGCAGGCTCTCGATTTCAAGTATATCCGCCGGGTGATCGCCACGCGCAGTATAGGCTACGGTTCACCCCAGCTCCGGGACATTTCCACCAAGGAGCTGATGACCATGATTCCTTACATGGACGAAATCTCCCGGAACCACGCCCTTCGTGCCCGGGCATGCGCCCTCCCCGGGATCGGAATGCACTCGGTCGATTCCTTCTTCCCGCCCATCGAGAAAAGTGGAGTCCCCAACGCGCACGCGGCACTGGCCGTCCTGGAGAACAACGCTTTACGGCAGCAGGGCGGCAAGGCTCTGGTCGAGCCGATGCAGAATCACGCCATCCACTTTGGCGTCCACATGCAGGACGCCATGCAACATGCCCAGGGCGCGGTGCAGGGCGGAGCCATGGGAGGCCAAAACATGCCGCAGCCCGGGATGAACGGGAACGGGAACGGGATGCAGCCTCCGCCGCAGCAGCCGCAGAACGGACAGGGGCCGCCGGTTACCGCCAAGCCCATTGAAGTTTTGATCCATTTGGAGAACGCAGGGCCGCATCTTACCCAGCATTTGCAGGCTCTGGCCGGTGATCCGACCCGGGCAGATCAGGTGAAAGCCTTCCAGCAGCAGCTTTCCCAGTTAGGCAAGATTTCAGACAAGCTCCATCAGCAGGTTACCCAGGGGATGGACGCCGCCGCAGCCAACAGGCCGCCCGACCAGGGACAGCCTGATCCGGATTTCGTGGCCAAGATGACCAAGGTCAAAGGCGATCTTTCCATCAAGGAACAGAAGATGCAGGCCGATCACGACCTCAAACTCCGCAAACAGCAGTTCAATGAGACCCTGGCCGACAAGAAAACCGCCGCAGGAATCCAGCGCGACACCGTTAAGACCGGGGCGGATGTGCAGCGAACGACAGCCGGGATGGAGCTGGAAAAAGCTCGCACCGGCCAGGGAATGCAGCTTGAGGCCGCGCGCACCGGGCAAAGCATGGGAGTGGAAGCCACGCGCACCAAGCACGCCATGTCGATTGCCGAGCGCAAAGCGCGCCATGACGCGCAGTTAAAGGAGCGCGCCGCCGCAGCCGCAGCAGCCGCCGCGAAAGCGAAACCAAAATCTGAATGACACTTGAAGAATTCCGGAAACATAAATTCCTCGCCGGACAGTGGGCCAAGGAACTCGAAACCAATGGAATCCTCCGCACAGTCCTCGGCGTCATGGAAGACAATCATCCGTCGCGTTACGCGATCCGGGGAGACAAGGACGAGGACGTTTCACCTACCCGGGCAGCCATCGAACTCGGGCTTACCCGGGGATATTCCAAGTACGGCGACACCCTTCGGCTTCTTGCGGTGCCCATCCGTCACGCGGAGAACGTCGGACTGCCAACCTATCAACCAGAAGAAGCAGAGGTAAAAAACAATGCCTGATCCAATCGTCCCGCCAACTCCCACAGTTTACCAGCCATCCAACGCGCCTCCGGTTCCCATAGACGATTCCCCGGGCATGGAACAGGTGCAGCGCGCCTTCGACATCGCCTACCCGGACGTCAAAACAGCGAAGCCGACTACAGATACTCCTCCGGCTCCTGCCGAAGCACCCAAACCAGCCACGCCGCCGACCCCAGAGTCACCAACGCCACCAGCACCAGCAGAAGAACATAAACTGCCTTCATTCCTGGAGGATGCACTGAAACTCGATACGCCGTCAACTCCTCCTCCGCCACCACAGCCAGAACCGGACGAGGAATTCCCGGACGATCTTCCCCAGGAGCAAAAACAGAGCCGCATCAAAGGCTTGCGTGAGGCGTATAAAAAGCTCAAGAACGAGGCGGATGCCCTCAGGCGTCAGCCGCAGCGCGACCCGCAGGAGCAGGCCCGCATGCAATTCCTGGAAGCCCAGAACCGCCAGATGAGCGAGGTGCTTACCCGTGTCGGCGTGGAGCATTCGGCGGAATTCCAGCAGAAGATTATCGCCCCTTTGACCGGCTCATGGAACGAGGCGGTTAGAATCGTGCAGGAAGCCGGGGCCGACCCGCAGCAACTGGCCACCGCCATGTCGCTACAGGGCCGCGCGCAGTTTGAAGCTCTCGACCAGCTCTTTGCCGAGATGCCCGAGAGTGCCAAGACCGAGGCCAATGACGCACTCCGGACTTATCGCCGCTACGAGGAAGCGCGCCAGCGCGCCGTGGCCAATGCGCCAAGGACGCTTGAAACCTTGAAAGCCAACGAAAGCCAGAGGCAGTTCCAGGAGCTTAAGCATCAGCGCGGGCAGATGGAGCAGATGTTTGACCGCGCGCTCACCCGGCTAAGGGACGAGGCCAAGGTGGAAGTGTTCATGAGAACCGACGAGCCTGACGGCAAATGGTGGAACGATCAGGGAGAACAACTGGTCAACCAGGGGCGTCAGTTGTTCCTGGAGAACACCGACATGGACAAGGTGGCTCTGGCCTGCCTCCTGGCTCCCACCGCAGACGCCTACCGCAAGCTGTTCATCAAAAGCCAGCAGAAAGTGGGCGAATTGAACAAGATTATCCGCGAAAGATTGGGAAACGAGCCTACATTAAGCGAGTCCAGTGGGAACGCTGGCAGCCTCACCCCCGAATCACAGATGCAGGAAGACCTGAAAAAGCCATTTTCGCAGGTGTTTCTGCGGGAATACCACAAGGCACAGGCCAGAAACCGATGATCCAGCTAAAAGACGGCCTTTACATGGTGCAAACCGGGCAGATTTGCGCCGGGTTCGTGGTCAGGAAGGGCAAAGTGACGGTTTGCGCCCCGATTTTACGCAAAAAGATCGGTTATTACATGGGGATCGCCAAATATGTCCCCACGGACACTTCTATACCGCCGATGGAGCCTTCCGAATTTGCTTCCTCCGGGGTTTCCGACGCAGTAACTTAAGCTGCTTTGGATTTCTCTGCTTTTTCGGCATCCTTGGCTGCCTGTTCACCGCGCTTGGCGGCTTCCTCCATGTTCTTCTTCTCCAGCTCGATGGCGGGGTTCACTCCCTGGCCCAAGTGATCGCGTTCGATCTCCGGTTCGGCGTGTTTGTGGTCTGGCTTGGTGTTTTTTTCCATAGCCTGCAATCGAAACATATAACTTCTTTGGTTGCAACAACCAAAATGCCTTGACTTAACCCCGGGGTAGGAATAAATCGTAATCTCGGATGACAACGCGGCCTCATCCACCGTAGGGCGTAACGCAGTCGAGAAATAGTCCCGTTCTCAAACAGGTAAAGGCTGAATACCGGAAGCCAGCCACCCGGAAAAAGCTGAATGCCCTCTCCTTTGGAGAGGGGACATCATCCAGCCAACTGTTTGAGAGAAAGGACTTTTTAATGGCTTGCGAAAACATCAAAAACGCTTTCTACGCTCTCACAGGACAGGTTTCACCCCGTCTGTATAATCGCATCAGCATCAACGATCCGTGGGTCGGCTATATCGAAAAGGGCGAGTGGCCCACCGGTATGGGATTCACGATCAACTCAATGATGCTGGAGCGCACGTTGACAGCGGGAGCGAACGAAATCGGCACACCTGGAGTTGGATGGACGGCTGCGACACCCTCAGTGTCGGGGTCGAACAACAACTGCTTGCCTACCCCGGAAATCCTTCAGTTCGGCCAGACTCTAAGGCCGTTCACGATGTACCGGAGGAACGTCCAGACCG